AAGCCCCGCGAAATATTGGGCGAACCGTCTTTCTTGAAGGAATATGAATAATGCCATCAACACCGACACCAAATAAGGTCAGTATTTGCTCGACGGCCTTGGTCACTCTAGGCGCGAAGCCGATCAGTTCTTTCACCGATGGGACCGACAGGGCGACGATTTGCGCCCGCATTTATCCAAGCCTGAAAGATGACATTCTTTCCATTCACGATTGGAAGTTCACGGTTGGGAAAGTCGCCCTTGGTAAAAAGGCTGATGCTCCGATTTCTACATATTCGAACGAGTGGCAACTTCCACAAGACCGGCTCACTGATGGCGTGATCGCGCTATATGACAGCAACGCCGCCGGGGCCTCAGTGTTCAAGGATTTTGAAGTTCAGGGCGACGGCATCTTGACCGAAGCGGCGGCTTTGTACCTGGACTATCAATCGAACGGCATCAATGAAGCTGTTTGGCCTCCTTACTTTGTATCGCTGATTATCAAGGCTTTAATGGTCGAATTCTCAATGCCGATCACTGACCAAACGGGCATCTTCAAAACGCTCGACCAGATGGTTTATGGGACCGTCGTCGAAAATCGCCGGGGCGGCGTGTTGGGCCGGGCGATGGCGCGGAACAGCCGCGAAGATCCGCCGCAAGTGTTTACTGATTTCAGTCTTATTCAAGCTAGAAGTGAGGGATCATAATGTCATTCCGGCCTTTTTTCAGGTTCCTTGATACTGTCGGCGATGGTTCCGGCACGAAGAACGCTGTCGGCGATTATTCTTCAGTCGTGACGGATTTCAAGTTGACCAATCCAGCGTCTTCAAACGGGGTCATTGAAGTTCATAGGCTCGTCATGCAGATCGAAGACGCGACCGCCGCGACGGGCGAAAAATATGGCGGCGGGACGGCCTTGACAAACGGGATCGAACTTTTCCTTTTGGACGCTTCAGGAAACACGGTCATTGATATAACTGACGGGTTGCCAATAAAGAACAATGGTGATTGGGCGCGGTATTGTTACGACCTGACAATTGACAGCTTTCCAGGGACTAACGACTTCGTTCAGGTTCGCTGGACGTTTGCTAAATCTGGCGTGCCGCTAGTTTTGAAGCCGGGTTGGTCACTTGCCGCCCGCCTAAATGACAGTATGACCTTCCTTGTCGATCACACGTTCATGGTTCAGGGAATAAACAAATAATGCCGCGCCTTAAACCCCTACAAACGAACCTGACAAGCGGCGAACTTGATCCGCTGGTTCGCGGTCGACCTGATGTTAAGCATTATTACAACGGCGCTGAATTCTTGCGGAATGTTCTTGTTATCCCGCAAGGCGGCGCTGTTCGGCGTCCTGGTCTAAGGTGGATCAAGGAACTGACGAAGGTGATCGCGGCCTTCGACCTGACAGCCGGAACCGTGACAGTGACAGCGCCAAACGGCGGGACGGCGGCGCAAGCCATTGATGATGATGTCGCGACGGAAGTCATCACGACCGGCGGGGCCAGTACGACCGACCCGTTCGTCATTGTTCATATCGACATGACCACGGCGCAAGCGATCCATTTTTGTGATGTTGAAGGCTTGCGGCTGGTGTCAGGGGCCACGGCTTCAAGTGGCGAAGTTCGCTGGCAATATAGCGCCGACGATGCCGCCTGGACAGACTTCGGCAATGCCTTCGACACCGTTGACGGGGATGACCGGCACAAGCGAAGCACCGGCCCGGCAACGGCGCGATATTGGCGGCTTGCGCGGATCGGCGCGACGGACCTGACAACGGACAATTTCGCCATTGATGAAATCAGGCTATGGACGGAAAGCGCGACCCTTTCAAACGCCAGGGAAATCAACTTTGAATTCAGTATCACCCAAAGATATTTAATGCTGTTTACTGATCGCAATATGGAAGTCTATCGGAACGGCGTGAAGCTGATCGACGTTCCGACACCATACACCAGCGCCAACCTGAAGACCGTTGACGCGACGACCGGCGACATCACTTCGATCAATTGGACTTCGAACCTGGACACGCTTTTGATTGTTCATGAAGATCATCAGCCACGGCGCTTCTTGCGCGATGGCGCACACGATGAATGGAACCCTTCGGTCTTCCCGATCAATACCTTCCCTTCACACAATTTCGAATTCGTCACGACGACCACAATGACGCCTTCAGCGACGACAGGGACCGCGATCAATTTCACGTCCAGCGCGGCGATGTTTGTCGCTGGCGATGTCGGAAAATTTATCAGGAAGGGCGTCAATGGATACGCCGTCATAACAGCTTACACGTCAACGACGGTTGTCGTTTGCACCATTTTGACAGACTTCGACAATGTTGACGCCATCCCGGCGGCTGAATGGACGTTCGAAGAAGCTACATGGTCAACGGCGCGGGGCTGGCCGGTCAGTTGCGCCTTCTTCCAAGGGCGGCTTTATTTTGCCGGTTCCAAGGGAAGGCCGTCTTCTGTTTGGGGATCGAAGGCCGGGAACTTCCTGAACTTCAGCATTGGCGATGCCAGTGTCAGTGATGCCATTGACGTGACCGCCGACACGACTTCGGGTTCGGTCCCTGAATTCACGAACATTCACGTCGGTCGTCATCTTCAGTTGTTCGCCACGTCTTCTGAATTCTATGTCCCGAAGTCGGAAGACACCGGCTTGACGCCAGGGAACTTCGTTTTGAGGGAAACGACAGACCGGGGATCGAAGAAGGGCTTGCGGGTTCAGCCGGTCGATGGCGCGACCTTGTTCCTTCAAAGGGGCGGGAAAGCATTGCGCGAATTCATCTTTCAAGGCGATGTTGAAATCGCTTATCAGGCGAACAATATTTCGCTGTTGTCTTCACACCTTATCGTTAATCCTGTTGACGTTGCGACCAGGCGGGCGACATCGACCGAAGAAGCCGATTATGTCTTGATCGTCAACAATGACGGAACCTTGACGGCATTTTGCACCTTGCGCGATCAGAACATCAACGCTTACACCTTGAGCGAAACAAACGGCGACTTCCTGAATGTTGCGGTCGTTAGAGACAAAATGTATTTTGTCGTTCAAAGGACCGTCAACAGCGTTATCAGAAACTATCTGGAAGTTTTCGACAGTGAATTAAGAGTTGACGCCGGGGTCAAAGCTTCAGGCGTCACGGTATCCAGCGCAAGCGGCCTTGACCACCTTGAAACGGAAACCGCGAAGGTCATCCTTGACGACAGCATTCAGCCGAACTTGACGGTTGCCAGCGGCGCGGTCACGTTTGCCAGGGCGACGACGGACAAGTATCAAATCGGCCTGAAATGGCCTGACGTTCAGGAAGCCGAAGTCACTCGGAAAGTGGCGGCGGGCGATACTGACGCAATGGCCCGCACTATCGTCTATGGCGATCCTACTCAAGCGGCCCTGGCAAACGAAGTCTTCATCAAAGATATGCCGGTCGAAGGGGCGCTTCCCGATGGAACGGCGGTCGGGCGCAAAAAACGGGTTGTTGCTGCAACGGTCAGGGTGAAAGATACGACCGGGCTGTCGATCAACAGCAACCCGATAGCCTTTCAACAATTTGGTTCCGGCCTTTTGGATAAGGCAATCCCGCAATTCACCGGGGACAAAAAGGAAGACGGTATGTTGGGATGGGATGACTTCGGTCAGGTTGCCATAACGCAAGATGAACCCTATAAATTGAAACTGTTGGCGATAGCGAAAGAAGTGGCGGTTTAATCATGACAATTAAATTCGGCAAATTTGACCCGGCGACAGGCGACTTCCAAACGGAATTCACGCCCGGCGGGACGTGCAACTTCGGAGCCTTGGCGGCGATCTTCGAGACATCGGCGCCGGCGTCTACTGGATTAGCAGGGGCCACGGCTGTCACCACGGCGGGCGGGGTTCTGGCTGGAAGCGGAACAACCGCCGGGACATTGGCGGCGGTCGGCGGCGGGTCACTTGCCGCGCCTGGCCTTCTTGCAAGCGGCGGTCTTTTTTCAGGGCTGTCAACATTTGACCTTTTAAATGGAAGCTTTTCAGCCTTCAGCGCAATATCCAACATCGCCGCCGGGAACGCAGCCGGGGCGGCTTCAGAAGAAGCGGCCTTGTTCGAAGAATTCGGGGCGAAGGGGGAAATCTTGAAGGGCCGAAGGGAAGCCTTGGCGATCTTGGAAAAGGAACAGGACGCCTTAGAGCAGAACCTTGTCAATACGGCGGCTTCAGGGATCACCGGACAGGGATCACCGAAGGCGGCGCAAGATGCCATTATTTCGAAGGCGAACTTTGAAACCGGGATCACAAGGGATAACGCCGTCTTGAACGCCGCCGCCCGCCGTACTAAAGGAAGGCAATTGACCATAGAAGCTGAAGGCTCAAGGGTTGGTGGTGTCGCCGCCGCCGCTGGCGATGCCGCCGGGTTCTTCCTGTCAAGGGCGCGAAGGGGTTCGGCCTGATGGCAGAAAGAACCAATACATTAAACGTCAATACCGGAATTCAATCATTCCCGTCGATCAGCATTTCGATGGGGCGGGCCAGGGCTTTTCAGGGTATCGCGGCCACTATGAGCAAGATCAGCGGCGAAATGTCGAACCAGGCTGACCGTGAAGCTGTTGTTCAAGCAACGAAGAAAGGGACGGTTGCCGGGGCGACGGGAACGCCTGAACTGACCGGCGAAGCGACCCTTGCCGGAACGGCTTATGATGACGCCGCCCGCCAATCCTTTGCCAATCAGGTCGATATTGCGGCACGTCAAAAGCTGGCCGACCTGGAAGTCGAACACGCCGTTGACCCGGCTGGCTTCCAGAAAGCGGCGGTCGGCTACATGGGCGGCATGGCGACGGAAATCAATCAGGTTGACCCGGCTTTAGGCGCGGTCTTCAGTCAAACCTTCCAGCTTCGCCAGGCAACATCATCGGCCAGGATTAGAAGCGCCTATTCGTCAAAGATCGAAGGCCAATTGAAGGGCCAGGTTGTCACCTTGGCGAACAGTCTTGAAAAAGAAGTTCAGGGGTTCGCTGGCGACATGCTTTCCGGCGATGTTGAACGCTCGACCTTGGCCTTCCAGAACTTCGCTGTTAGTCGTGAACGGCTCAATCAAGCTTACATGCAGAAGGCCCCGAACGGCTTGTCGATCTATACCGGCGAACAGCGTGAAAAAGCCTTGATCCGTTTTGATGATGAATTCCTTGACGCCGCCGGGCGTGAATATGTCAATCAATCGCCTGATAAGATCGCCGCCTTGCGACAGATCACGAAGACCGGCGGCGCTATCAAGATCAAGGCCATTGATGAAGACGGCAAAGAAACGGTCAAGACCTTCAAGCTGATGGACGGCATGACATCGGATGCAAGGGAACGCCTTGTCAATCATGCGACACAAGCGGCGAACGCTCAATCAAGGGCGATCCTGGCTGAACGGCGCAATGAAGAAGCCGACATCAAACGGACCGAAAAGATTGTTCAGAAAGACTTGATCGGCCTGGCTTATAACAACCAATTGACCGAAGCTGTCGTCATGGAAAGCAAGGGCGACCTGACGCCGAACGCCTTCGAAAACCTTCTGAAGATCGCCAAGACAGGCGGATCGACGGTTGACACGAAGGAAGGGGTTGCCGGGGCGCAAGGGATCATAACAGCCTTCAGGGATGACGGGGACGCCCGCAAGGCTGAACTTGCCCTTCTTGATTTGGCCGGGTCCAATCAAATCACAATCACGACCTTGGCCGGGAAGATGGCCGAAATCACTTCAAGGGTGGATCGTGACGGGCCGAAATCTCTGTTCCATCAACAGACCGACACCTTCGACGACCTTATCAGGACCGCCGGACAGCTTAACCTTCCACCTTCAGCGGCCTTCAATCTTCCTATTGCGAAGAACGAATTCATTGACTGGTTCCAGACTTTCCCGGCCAGGACGGACCCCGAAACCGGCGAACCGTTCAATCGCAAGCCGACAAGGGAAGAAGCCGAAGCGATTTCCTTCCAGTTGCTTTCCCAGGCTGTCCCGAAAAGCCGGGGCCGGATGATCGAAGGTTCGCTTCTTGGTGTCAGGGTTCCGAAAAGGGCGGTCACTGGATCAATAATGTTCAAAAATGCCAGGGGACAGACAAGATCGAAGTCGATGCCCGGCCTTGTCAGGGGTGACGACGGTAACATTGATGAAGAAGCGACGGCGAACAATTACTTCAAGGCGTTCCCTGAAGCCGACCCGGTTGACAGCAGTTCCTACCCTGACGACTTGAAGCGGCTGTTTAAAGAACTTGATGATTATGCTAATGCTTTAGAAAATCACGGCAACTTAGTGGACAGAATTTATGGCGGTTCCTAATAACATTCAAGCGGCCCCTACCTTAAGCCCCATCGTTGCGCCGGGCGCTGACGACATAGACGCGCTCTATGCACAGTCAAGGGAACAGCAAGACCTTGATGATGCCGCCGCTAAATATGAGCGTTTCGCGCCTGAACAGGCCGAACCGTCTAAACAGGACGCCGGAACAGGGGCGACAGGGGCAGCAATAACCCCGGCTGACATACAGGTCCGGCCCCTTGCTGATGGTGGCTACGGCGCGTTTACGGCTGAAGGACATCTTATCGCTGGCGGCGAGACCGAAGACCTGGCGCGAAGTGCTGCATTGCCCGCCGCTGACGGCCCGACAATCCTGAAGCCAGGCGAAACAGCGCCATCGACGGCGATTGATACTTTCAGCGATGTCGCCGTTCAAGGTTTTGGCGGGGTGGCTGACAGTGTTCAGGGGATCGCCGACCTTGTTGAACCAATCGCCGACTTCCTTGACAGTTATGCCTCATTGGGTGGCGTTCGGTTTACTGATGCCGGGGTCGAATACGTGACGCCTGAAGAAATGGCGAAGCTGTCTGTCGATCCTTCCCCGAAATTGCCAACGGTCCCCGAAGGCCGGTCGGTCTTTAGTGGCTTGATCCGTGGCATTGCACAAATCGCCTTCGGAATGAAGGGCATTGGCAACGTATTGAAGAACGTCGGCGTTAAACAATTGTCGACGAAGGGCGGCAAGTTAGCCGAAATGACGGCCAAGGGGTCGGCGGCTGATATGCTGGTCATGAAAGACAACCAAGAAAACTTATCGAAAATGCTTGTCGATCTTGGCGATGAATATCCGTTCCTGAAGAATTCGCTGACTGAAGCCCTGGCAACGGATGAAGATGATACGGCGATTGAAACAAAATTTAAGCTGGCCCTTGAAGGCGGCGTCATCGGTATCAGCGCGACCAGCGCGATTGAAATGTCGAAGGCCCTGGCGGCGCTGGTTAGGCTGGCAAAGAAGGCGGTCAAAAAAGCTGGTGTCAAGACCTTCAAGGAAAGGACCGGCTTCGATAACCGGGCGGCATTGGAAGCGGCACAGGAAGCCGATGAAGCCGGGCGGCTGAAAGGCGAACTTGACATCTTCACGCCTGAAGCGGTTCAGAAACAGATAGACGATCTTGACGGCGTGATCGAAAAAGAACTGAAGATCATTGACGAAGAAACCATTGCCAGGACAGACCTTGAAGCCGGGACCGTTCCGGCCTTTGAGGCATCAAACAAGGTCAAGGCGGCAACGAAGCGCAAGGACGCCGCCGTCAAGGCACGTCAAGGGATTATCGACAAGGGCGCTGAAAGCATCACGGTCGAAATTGAAGTCGCCAATCCCGAAACATTTATCAAAAACCGCAAGACGGCGGCGGCTTCGGATGATGTTTTAGTCGCGACCGCCATATCGCGGGCCGCTAAAGTTATTACCAAAGCGGCGAAGGGTGGCAATGGCGGCAAGGTAACGCCGACCGAACTTGATAAATTTTTGAATGCTGTTCGCGAAGGCAAGGCCCCGAAATTGCCGAAGGGGACCGAACGGCTGTTGACGTATCTGCAAAGAAAAGGCGGGCTGAAAGATGTCGGCGGCGAACTGCGTCACATGGACATTACCAGCAAGTCACGGCCTGGCCTTGTAAGGAAAAAGGGGCGGTCACTTGATGACGCCGCCCTTGACGCTTGGGAAGCTGGATACTTCCCCGAATTCCCTGAACGCCCCGCCATCAATGACCTTCTTGAAGCAATCCGAAAAGACTTCAGCGGGGACGCCGTTTTCAGCGAATTCGATGAAGCCGCCGTTCGGGTTGTTGACGACTTCAAGCGGGCGGCTGATGAACTGGATCAGCTTGACATTGACTTGGATGCGATGTCGAACGCTGAAGTCATCGAACGTCTTAATGGTCAGCTTGCGAAAGACGGCGGGACCAGAACGCTTCTGGACATAGAAGTTGAAAAGACACTTGAAGCCGTCGCGATCAGGCGCACAGTTCCGAACTTTGCAAAGATCAATTCAACGGGTGACATTGACGCCGCAATCGCTCGGATGGAAGCCGACAATGCGCCGCTGATTGCCAAGGCGAAGGGCGGCGTTATCAGCCAGGCCGAAACTCATGCCGCCGGTCAGGAACTTGGCTGGAAAGAATTGATCGCGCTTGATCCTAAAGTTCACGGCATCACGGCGGCGCGGCTGGACGCCCTGAAGGACTTCTATGCGGCAAGCGCCGGGATGGTCAGGAAGACCGCCGAAGCCGTCGCCGAAGGCCCGACCGAAGGAAACCGCTTCGCCTTCCGCAAGGCGTTGATGATACATGAAGCCCTTCTTGAACGCTTCGCGGCGGCGCGATCCGAAGCCGGTCGATCCCTGAACATCTTGAAACGTGTCAGCCAGATCGACAATATCGAAGCGATCAGGGGCATCAAAGAAATCAATCAGGAACTTGGCGGGCCTGAAGCGACTGACGCCCTGGCGACTTTGATCGCGACGGCGAAGGGACTGTCGAACGAAGCCTTGAACAACGTCACGCAAAGGGGCGTTTGGTCAAGGACCGGCGCGGCTGTTCGTGAAGCCTGGACCCTTGGCCTTGTCAGCGGGATCAGAACGCAAGGCCGGAACATTCTTTCAAACTTCGCCTTCATGTTGACCCGGCTTCCTGAACGGTCACTCGCCGCAAGGATGCCCGGTTCTGAAATCGAAAAGGGCGAAGCCCTGGTCGGCGCGGCGGCGATGATGTGGGGAACGAAAGCGTCGTTCGTAAATGCTGGTAAGGCTTTCTGGCATGGGACCAGCGGGTTCGGTGTTGGTAAGGTCGATCTGCCACGGCGCAAGGCTATCGGCGGCGAACTGTTCGGCGTGGAAGATGCCAACATCAAGCGCGGCTTGGACATGATCGGCGAATTCTATCGGGTGTGGGGCCGCTTGCTTGTTGCTGGCGATGAACTGTTCAAGACCTGGAATTATAACGCTGAAGTTGCTATGCAAGCCTATAGGCAAACAACGAAGGCCGGGATGAAAGGCAAGGCGGCGCGGGATGAAATGGCGCGGCTGATAACTGAACCGACTGAAAATATGAGAATGACCGCAAGGCTTGAAGCGCAACGGGCGACCTTCACACAGGAACCCGGCGTCATTGCCAAGTGGGTCATGGCCTTGAAGCGCGATCCGAACCCTGGCATTGCGATCCCGGCGAACCTGATGGCCCCGTTCGTGACGACCATTGCGAACATTACAAAATCGGGTATCAGTTATACGCCGCTTGCGGTCGGCATGAAGGCGGCGTTCTGGAAAGAAATTCAGCAAGGCGGCGCGGCCAGAGACATCGCCCTTGCGAAAGTCGCCCTTGGTTCGATGGCAATGTCAGTCTGGTCGGATTTCGTTATGAGGGGCCATGTCACCGGCAACGGGCCAAGCGACCGGCATGAACGGCGGCGCTGGCTTGGTGCAGGTCATCGCCCTTATAGTGTCCTGATCGGCAACGAGTGGGTTAGCTATCGAAGCATTGAACCAATCGGAACAATGTTGGGGATCATGGCCGACACGACTGAAAAGATGGTCGAATATTCCAGATTGAGGGAAGGCGATGACCCTGAATATGACCGCAAGATGGAACGGCTTGCCATATCGGTCGGGGCGGCTGTTGGGAATACTATCAACAGCCAATCCTTCAGCCGGGGAATGACGGAAATCATAACGGTCATGTCTCAACCTGATATGTACGCCGAAGATTATCTTGAACGGTTATCGACTACGCTGATCCCGAAGATATTGCGGTCAGGATATGAACTGTTCGATGTCAACACGTCACAAGAATGGAAAGACGTTCGGGGCATCAGCGAAGCCCTTGACGTTGAATTTCTCCCCTGGTTAGGAATTCCCCTCCGCGATGCTCTTGGCTATCCTATCGAACGGGCCGACACCCTTCCCCGCCGGTCAACCCTGGAAGACGATGACAGCGCGGCGGTTGCCGGATTGATGAACTTCTTGTCGGCGGCTTCCCCTGTCTATGTGGGGAACGCTGAAGGCGGCGTCTTTGAAACTGAAATCTGGAACCAGGGGATCGGCTTCAGCAAGCCTTCGCGGCGTCAATCATTCCAGCAAAGGGAATTCCCCGGCGACCTTGGCGTCGGCGTCAAGATTGATATGCGCGACTTCCCTGAAGTTTGGGATCGTTTTCAGGAATTGGCCGGGCATGAACTGATCCATCCCGTTCATGAAATGACTTTTGAAAATCTTATGGTTGCTGTTATTGAAGGCCGTCATGACGACAGCGATTATTATTCTTTCTTGCCTGATGGCGACACCGATGGCGTCGATGATAAGGGAAAATATATCAAGGCGATGGCCGAAGATTATCGCAAGGCGGCGAAGGCGGCGATATGGGAAGACCCTGATTTTGACAGCTTCAAAGAAGAAGTTGTTCGGCGGTCGAAAGTAAAACAGACCAAGATTGAGGAACTAACACAATGACGCAAACCTTGAATGATCGACGCGCCCGCTATTCGGCCACGGCGGCACAAACAGCCTTCGCCGTTGATTTCGAAATCGACAGCGATGCTGATGTCAGAGTTTGGCAAAAGGTTCTGGCGACTGGCGTCATTACTGAACTGACCTTAACAACTCATTACACCGTAGCCCTTGATGGAACAGCGCCATCGACCGCCGTCGCGACACTTGTCACCGGGGCGGCGGCTGGCGACATCATCACGGTCGAAGGCGACACTGACCCTGATCGAGATACTGATTTTACAACCGGCGGGGATTACCAGGCGACGACAGTCAACGCCGCCGAAGATCGTCAATATAGGATCGCACAAGAACGCAAGCGCGACCTTGACACGGCCATCACGATCAACCCTGTTTCGCCTTCGACGTTTAGTGGCATCTTGCCGGACATCGTAGGGAAGACGCTGAAATATCTTCGCCTGAACGCCGCTGAAACGGCGCTTGAACTTGTGGCGCTGGTTACGACACCGGCGGCGCTTTCTGATACAACACCAGCGGCCCCGACGACTTCAGGAACGCCAGGAACGGGCGCGGATATTTCCCGGTCGGATCACGCCCATCCAAAGCAAGCCGAAGCCTTCACCAGCTTGGCCCAAGACACGACCCCGCAACTTGGCGGGCCGCTTGATGCCAATGGACAGGCTATCAATGAAAGCGAAGGGGCGGCTGTTGCTTCGGCGACGACGACAGACATATTCGGCGGCGATGATGGCAACACTTTGCACATTACAGGAACGACAACGATTGTTGACTTCACCGATGCTTCAGGTATCGGCCAATGGCGCAAGATCATCTTCGATGGCATCTTAACCTTGACGCATGGAAGCGGGATCACCTTGCCAGGGTCGGCGAACATCACCACGGCGGCGGGTGACTATGCTTTTGTTTATGCCGATGCTGTTGACGCCTTCACGGTTTTATATTTCAGGGCTGACGGAACGGCTGTTGTTTCTGCGGGTGGGGGATATGAATACATAGAAACCATATCGGCTTCGACATCAAGCACCATCACGTTTTCACATACCGTAGAGGCGGGGTATGACTATATAATTCAATGCGTCAATGTTGATAATTCTGTTGATCTTGTAAATACCGCCTCGCCAAGGGTGCAATATGGGACAGGCGGAGGCCCAACATTTCAGACTACTGGTTATGTAAACGCAGTATTTGGTATGACCAACTCACCCGCAGTAGTTGCAGCTCGGAATCACGTAACTGCGGGTGTTGAAATAATGGAATCCTCTTATTTAGGCGGAGCCGGTGCTGGTGAAACATGGAGTGCTGAAATGGTTATACCAAACCCCGCCGCCCCAACTTTACATTTAGCGATGTCGCGTGGTGTAGGTGAAGATGACAGTAACGCTTTGGGAATAGCTTTATTGGGCGGTAAAAGAACAACCGCCGAAACTATAACAGCCTTTCGCGTTCTCCCCGGCACTGGAACTTTTGTCACTGGAGAATTTTTATTGAGCAGGAAGGTAATCGCATAATGACCAGATACCACACTACAAAAAATGGCAACACACCCTTTACACCTGAAGAAGAAGCCGAATGGGATGCGGTTGATGCAGCTTATGAAGCGGGGGCAGAAGATCGAAGGGTTGCTATTGCGCGGTTCGTAAAATTTGAAGCTTTTGAAAGTCTGTTCACAATTGCCGAATGGGACGCCGCGACTGATTTTGTCTATGAAAGCGACCTGACGACAGGCAAACCAAAACGCCGGGCGCTGGTTCAAGGTCTTGCCTGCGCTCAGGCCCGAAACAAGGTTGATCTTCTTGACCAAAAAACAGCCGCCTTCCTTCAAGCCCTTGTTGCTGGCGGTATCATCACGGCGCAACGAAAAACAGAAATTTTATCGCCATAAAAATCGGTATTAATTCCGAGTAGGGGAAAGCGATGTCAGACAATAACAACAAAAAAGACGATCAGGGGCTTCAGCGGGCGCTTAAGTTCTTGCCGGTAGCGTTGGCATTCGCGGCTATCGTGACCGGCTGGTCAACCTTGGGCGCTCATAACGACAACAACAAGACCAACATCGCGGAAAACAAGGCATCAATCACAAGAAATGGCGAAGACCTAAAGAAGATAAACGACACTGTAATTCGGATTGAAGAAAAACAAAAAGCCGTTCAGGAAAATCAAAAGGAAATAGGCCGGGATATTAAAAACATCTTAAGGGTCATCAACTCAAGGGGGACACCGTGATCGACTGGAATTATCCAAACTTTACCGAAGATGAATTTCGCTGTTCTTGTGGTTGCGGGCGGGCCGACATGAAGGCCCCGTTCATGAACCGGCTTCAGCTTTTAAGATCGGCTTGCGGCTTTGCGTTCCCTGTCACCAGCGGCTTTAGGTGTGAAGAATATGACAAGCTGATCGGCGGCGCTGGCGTTCATCCTTTAGGCGAAGCGGGCGATCTAAATTTGTGGGGTGGAAAGATCAACATCATTGTAAGTCATCTTTCCCGCCTTGGCATCAACCGCTTCGGACTTTCCCAAACTGGCGACTATAAGAAGCGGTTCATTCATCTTGATACCTTGATTTCCGAAGATCATCCGTCGCCCTGGAACTGGACATATTGACATGATGAAAGCGGCCTTGATCTTGTTTTCGACCTTGGCCCTTTCCGGTTGCGGGATCACGCCGCAAGGTGACGCTGTTCGTGAATTTCTCAAACACCAGGGACAGAAGGCGGCTGACCAATCGGCGCAAAATGCTAAGGATTATCTTTGTATCTATGCGCGGGTCGGTTCAATTTCGAAGCTGTTCCAAAACGGATATGACCGTCAATCCTATATGACGCTATGTTCGCGGGTCGTGCCGTTGGTTCCTTCGTCCCCGCCAATAGAAGAAAAGAAAATATGAAATATCAGGCTGGCTTCAAATATCAACTCAGTGAAGACGAAACCTTCAGGATCACGATGATCGAACCTGAAGATAGTATTCACACGCGATTTATATCGCTGTCGCCTGAAGGGACTTTGCACATTAGCGCCGGGTATGCCTGGGACGGTCCAAGCGGGCCGACTTATGATAGTGCTAATTCATTGCGGGCTTCGCTGGCTCACGATGCTATCTATCAATTGATGCGCCTTGGCCTGATCGAAGAAAGCTGGCGGGGTCAGGCCGATCTTCTTCTTGATCGCATCCTTGAAGAAGATGGGATGTGGTCATTGCGGCGCTGGTACTGGCTGAAGGGCGTTCAATGGTTCGCCGCCGGGGCCGCTAATCCTGACAACGTGAAGCCGATCCAAGACGCCCCATAAAAAAACCGCCCGGTTTAAGGGGCGGCTTTAAGTTTATAGGTTCGCGATGTCCGTCAAAGACATTCGCCGCCCGCTTCTTCCCAAAGGCCAACGATTGTATGGAAAAGATGATTTTGCATGTCGCGGGTCAAGTCTTTCATTCCCGTCGAAAGATGAAGATGTTCTTCATATAACGTGGCGATCACCCAACTGTTGCCTACCAGATAATGACGTAAAGATTGCGCGAATGTTAAGGATTACGCCATCCAAATGGCGGAAGAAATACAAGCCGGTTATGAAACAATTCTGGAAGGAAAAAGACGGCAATCTTTTTCAAAAGCGACTTTCAAAAGAGCGAGAGAGGGTGCTCAAAAGGAGTGAAGCGGCAAGTAGTAATGCTAACGCTAAGTGGCGGAAAAATAAGAATTCAGATGCTGCTGACGCATATGCGAATGGGGATGCAGAATCACTGCATTCCATATCCATATCCAAATCCATATCCATGAATAAGAATTCGAATTCGTCAAAAGACGATATTGGGGAAAAGAATAATAACCTGAATAAGGTCGGAAGCCTTAAAGCGGAAACATTCGGCGGCGATGTATATTTGACCTTGATCCGCCTTTCCCCAAATTCCGCCGCCAAGTGTTTCAACAAATATGACAGGATAGTCTTCGACATTAACGCCATGAACAGCCAGGAATTGACACGCCTTGTCGAAGGCCGACCGTTCTGAACTAGCTAATATATGCGGGGAAGTCAGAGTTTTCGTCGGGTTTAAGGTCTTCGCCAGTTCCTTCGCTGAATAAGAAATCTTGTCCGGCAGGTTTTTAGCAAGGTCAATCAAAGCCCGCATGAATGTTTCGCCGACTTCGGAAGGGCGGCAA